AGCTGCTGGTGGCCCTACCGCAGGTTTTGATCCCGTACTGATCTCGCTGATCAGACGTTCAATGCCTAACCTGATCGCTTATGATATTGCAGGCGTTCAGCCAATGAGTGGTCCTACTGGACTCATCTTTGCAATGCGTTCGCGCTACGCTGACCAAAGTGGTGCAGAGACCTTCTATAATGAAGTAAATAGTGCATTCTCAGGTCAAAATTCAGCATTCGATAACGTTGGATTTGCTGGTACTTCTGTTGGTATCGGTACAACTAATCAGGCTGGTTCTAACCCATCAGTTCTAAACCCAGTTGGTGGTGGAGGTGATCAAACTGCATACAACACTGGTACCGGTATGCTTACTGGTGACGCAGAAGCTCTTGGCGATGGTGCAGGTGGCGATCATTTCAACCAGATGGCATTCTCGATCGAGAAGGTCACTGTTACTGCAAAGTCACGCGCTCTGAAGGCTGAGTACTCACTTGAGCTTGCTCAGGACCTCAAGGCAATTCACGGTCTGAATGCTGAAGCGGAACTCGCAAACATTCTCTCAACTGAGATTCTTGCTGAGATCAACCGTGAAGTCATCAGAACCATCTACAAGGTTGCTGAGCAGGGTGCTGTACAGAACGTTGCAACCCCAGGCATCTTCGACCTAGACATCGACTCCAATGGTCGTTGGTCAGTTGAGAAGTTCAAGGGTCTTCTGTTCCAAATCGAGCGTGATGCTAACGCAATCGCACAAAGAACTCGTCGCGGAAAGGGCAACATCATCGTCTGTTCTGCAGACGTTGCATCTGCTCTAACCATGGCTGGTGTTCTTGATTACACCCCAGCACTTAATGCTAACCTTACCGTTGATGACACCGGCAATACTTTTGCTGGAGTTCTTCAAGGCAAGTATCGCGTTTATATTGACCCATATGCTGCTAACCTGACTTCAGGTAATGCCTCACCAGGCAACCAGTATTATGTTGTTGGTTATAAGGGTTCATCACCTTATGACGCTGGAATATTCTATTGCCCTTATGTTCCTCTCCAAATGGTTCGTGCCGTTGGTGAGAACAGCTTCCAACCAAAAATCGGATTTAAGACCCGTTATGGAATGGTTGCAAACCCATTCGCAGAGGGTCTTGATCAAGGTCTTGGAAGACTCCAAGTTAATGCTAACCGCTACTATCGTAGAGTTGCAGTTAAGAACCTTATGTGATTCATTTTCACAAAGTTTTTTCAGAGACCCGAAAGGGTCTCTTTTTTTATCTAAATATTTAAAAAATGTCATGGTAGCAGGTCAGCCTGAGAATAGAAATTTTCTATCTCCAACAGGATTTAAATTTACTTTAAAAAGAACCCCAAAAGTTGCATTTTTTTGCAATTCAGCAAATATTCCAGATTTAACTTTGGGAATTGCAAATCAACCAACTTATTTGAAAGATATTGATGTACCTGGAGATAAAATTGTTTTTGGAGATCTTAATTTAAGATTTTTGGTAGATGAAAATCTAGAAAATTATATGGAAATTCAAAACTGGATAAGAGGTCTTGGTTATCCAGAGAGTTTAGAACAAATATATGATTTCCAAGAAACAGGTAGCATTAATCCCCCACTTGATTCGCAAAAACAATTGGGTCTGTACTCTGATGGAACCTTACAAATTTTAACAAGTTCATCAATACCAAATTTTCAAATTATTTTTAAGGATGTTTTTCCATATTCATTGGGAACATTAACCTTTGATGCTACAAATACGGACATACAATACTTTACAGCAGACGTTAGTTTCAAGTATACTATCTACAATATAGTAGATCTTGGCGGAAATCCATTATGAGTTTTGATCTTGATATGATTCAAAAAATGTGGGAGGAAGACTCCAAAATTGATATGGATAACCTTCACACAGAATCTACAAACATTCCCGTTCTTCATTCAAAATATTTTGATTTATACAATACAATATTTCTTTTGAGAAAAAAGGCAGAACAGCAAAAAAGAAATATTCGCCACGAAAGATATGAATATTATTCTGGGAAATCAGATCCAGAGGTATATGTAGAAAACCCCTTCCCTAAAAAGATTCGTGATAAAGACACAATGCAAAAGTATCTTGATGCTGATGAAAAACTTTCGACAGTGTGCCTTAAAATAGATTATTATGACACAATGCTTACATATCTTGAAAGTATTTTAAAGATGATTCAAAATAGAACTTATCAAATTAAAAATGCAATAGAATTTATTCGTTTTCAGTCTGGTTTAGGTTAAATAAATACTCATAGCAATTATGATGCTATGAGTGACGTAATCATTGAAAAGAAAAATGAGATTTACATCAAGCTACATTGTGAATCTCATATTTTATATGAACTTCAGCCATATTTTACGTTTGAAGTTGAATCCGCAAAATTTATGTCTCAGTACAGAAGCAGACACTGGGACGGCAAAATTCGTTTGCTAAGTACTCATACTGGAGAGATTTATGCTGGTTTGTTAGATAAAATTATTGACAAACTTTCTCTCCATAATTATACTTACGAATTTAAAGAAAATAAATTCTATGGATTACCCTTTGAAGTTAATGAGGGAATCTCATATGAAGGAGTAAAAGATTATATGTCTTCTATCTGTACTCATTCTCCACGAGAGTATCAGGTCGAGGGAGTATACGATGCTCTAAGACATAATAGAAAATTATTGATATCACCCACAGCCTCAGGTAAATCCTTGATGATTTATTCCCTTGTAAGGTATTATGTAGGTAAAGGGCAAAAAATTCTTTTAATTGTTCCAACGACATCACTTGTAGAGCAGATGTACAAGGATTTCGAAGACTATGGTTGGGATGCTGATTCATATTGCCATAAAATATATTCGGGTAGAGAGAAAACAAATAAAAATTCTGTAACTATTACTACATGGCAATCTATCTATAAACTTGAACGTTCATTTTTTGAAGATTATGGAGTAGTCATAGGAGATGAAGCTCATCTTTTCAAAAGCAAGTCTCTTGTTGAAATTATGACAAAACTTCATCATGCTAAGTATCGTTTTGGATTTACTGGTACTTTAGATGGAACCCAAACTCACAAATGGGTTTTAGAAGGATTGTTTGGTCCATCATATAAAGTTACTAGAACTTACGAATTGATGCAACAGGGACATATTTCTCAATTAGATATACGTTGTATTGTTTTAAAACATTCTCCACAAAAATTTGAAAAGTATGAAGATGAAATTCAATATCTTATTCAACATGAACAACGAAATAAATTTATTACTAATCTTTCACTTGACTTAAAGGGAAATACTCTAGTTCTTTTTTCTCGCGTTGAAGCACATGGAGCAGTTCTTTATGAAAGGATAAATAATACTAAGCGAGGTGATCGTAAAGTATTTTTTATCCATGGTGGAGTTGATACTGAAGAAAGAGAATTGGTTAGAGAAATAACTGAAAGAGAAAACAATGCAATTATTGTTGCCTCATATGGAACTTTCAGTACAGGAATTAATATTAAAAATTTACATAATGTTATCTTTGCTTCGCCTAGCAAATCAAGAATTAGAAATTTGCAATCAATAGGAAGAGTTCTTAGGAAAGGAAAAAATAAAAATAAAGCAATCCTTTATGATATTTCTGATGATTGCACATACAACTCAAGAAAAAACTACACTTTAAATCATCTCATAGAGCGTATAAAAATTTATAATGAAGAAAGTTTTAATTATGAAATTATTACAATACCACTTAAGAAAAAATGATAGAGGAAGATTTTTACTGTACTGTTAAATTAAAGTCTGGCGAAGAAATCTTCGCCAAAGTAGCAGCCTCTGAGGAAGATGATAGGACACTATTAATTGTCTCAAATCCAATTATAGTTGCTGAGATTAAAGGAAAAAATGGTGTTGTGGGATATAAACTAGAACCTTGGTTGAAAACAACCACTGAAGATATGTTTATTTTAAACTTAGAGGATGTTATTACCCTTTCCGAATCTTCTGATATTGAAATGATAATGATGTATCAATCTTATGTTCGTAATTATAATAAAGATGATGACAACAAACCCAAAATCAATCGTAGAATGGGATATATTGCTAACGTTAATGATGCTAAAGAGATATTAGAGAAGCTTTACAGAAGTAGCTAGATCCTATCTATCAAACCCAACAAAGGTAGTCTAGGCAGGTTTTGTGATCTTGTCAACTATTTGTATAGATGCTATAATCTATACATAATAATGATGAAAACTTATGATTACAACAGCAGTTATGACCAAAAGAAAAAGGTCGGAGCATTATGTAAATAATAAAGAATTTCTTTCTGCTCTCATTAAGTATAGGGAAGATGTGGAAATAAGTTTTATTAAAAAATATGGGAGAGAACCAACCAAAGATGAGAGGGGGAAGAATTGGGAAACTAAACCACCTATTCCTCGATACATTGGAGAATGTTTCTTAAAAATTGCAAATCATCTTTCATTTAAACCAAACTTTGTAAATTATATGTTTAAGGAAGATATGATTTCTGATGGTATTGAAAATTCTGTTCAGTACATTCATAATTTCAATCCAGAGAAGTCTCAAAATCCTTTTGCATATTTTACTCAAATCATCCACTATGCATTCCTTCGTCGCATTCAAAGAGAAAAGCGTCAATTAGAGATTAAGAATAAAATTCTTGAGCGTTCTGGATTTTCTGAAGTATTTGAAGACAACTCCATTGACGGAAGCAACTATTCGGACTATAATTCTATTAAGGATAATGTCTACTCTAAACTTCGTTATTGAATGAAAGTCGCTATCATTACAGACACACATTATGGTGCTAGAAAAGGTTCAAAACTTTTTCATGATTATTTTGAACTCTTTTATAAGAATGTGTTTTTCCCGACGCTGGAACAGTACGGGATTGATACAATTGTACATATGGGAGATGCTTTCGATAGTCGCAAATCAATTGATTATCAAAGTTTAGAGTGGTCTAAAAGAGTTGTATTTGAACCACTAAAAAATTATCAAGTTCATATGATTGTCGGTAATCACGATAGTTATTATAAGAATACCAACAATACTAATTCTCCTCAACTTCTTTTAAAGGATTATCCAAATATTAGAACATATTCTTCTCCTACAGAAATTAAAGTTGGAAATCTTGATGTTCTTTTTCTTCCGTGGATTTGTATGGAAAATGAAGAGAAATCTCTTAAGATGATTAAAAAAACCAAAGCACAAGTTGTAATGGGTCATCTTGAACTTAAAGGATTTAGAGTAAATCGTTCAATTGTAATGGAACATGGACTGGAAGCGAATCATTTTGCAAACTTCAAAAAGGTATTTTCTGGTCATTACCACACTCGTTCTGATAATGGAACTGTATTCTATACGGGAAATCCTTATGAGATTTACTGGACGGATGTAAATGATACTCGTGGATTTACTATTTTTGATACTGAAACACTAGAACATACTTATATTAATAATCCATATAAAATGTTTTATAACATTTATTATGAGGATACGAATTATCAAACTTTTGATACTTGTAAATATGAGAACAAAATTGTAAAGGTTATTGTTCGTAAGAAGTCAGATACTAAGGAGTTTGAAAAGTTTATTGATAAACTTTATGTTTCTAATATCGCGGAACTCAAAATTGTTGAAAACTTCGACATTCAGGAACCTGTAGAGTTTGAAGCATTTGAAAGTGAAGATACTATTTCTATATTGAATAGATATATTCGGGAGGCAGAAATAAGTCTTGATAAAGCAATCATCCAAAATATGATGCAAGAAATATATCAAGAGGCTTGTGAATTAGTCTAAATGTTTATTTTAACAATTAATGGGAAAGAAACTGAAGGTGCATATTCAGTAATTAATGATGATGGCGAGAATATTTTATATCTTTTTCAAGAGGAAGATGACGCAGTAAGATATGCTATGATGCTTGAAGAGGATGGATATCCAGAAATGCATATAATTGAAATAGAAGATGATGTAATAATAAAAACCTGCGGAATGCATGGGTATCAATATGCTATTATTACTCCCGATGACATTGTAATTCCTCCAAATAATTCTGATTATGATTTTATTTAAAAAAATAAGATTTAAAAACTTTCTTTCTACTGGAAATCAATATACAGAAATTGATTTTACTAAAAGTAGTACCAATTTGATTGTTGGCAATAACGGCGCTGGGAAAA